AATACATTAAATGGTGTATACCTGATAGTTTGGCCGTTTCAATATACTGTTTGAACACATCAGGATTTTTGATTATCATATCATCTTCCATCAGGAATATGTGTTCGCATCCTTGAGTGATAAGATAGCTCCAGGCAGTTGTTTTCGACCTGCAGTTGCAACCATTGTCGATGAATTCTATCATTGGGGTTCCGTCTTGGTATCGACGATCGTAAGTGGCTCCCCCACCGTCTTTGACTATTATCACCTCATCTACGTCCCTGCCCGCGTCTTTGAGTGATTGGAATACTCGTTCAAAGTGCTTGGGACGGTTAAAGGTAATAAGGCCCACGCCTATTTTCTCGCTATTATACATTATACTCCCAGCCCTTGATAGATTGTCTCCGCTAAATTTGGTATGCGGACGTACTGGTGTATTATAGGAGTCTTGTTGCCCATATACAGTATGCTATTGCCTTCTAGTTTGATCCTTTCTCCTATGTCACCCATCTCTACGTCCTGTGCTAGATGCGCGCATATTTCCCCAGTGAGTTCATAGAGCCCACACACCGCGCAATTTTTGTTGTAGTAGTGAGTCATTGATACTTGGTCTGCTATATCTAATCTTCCCTGGGATATGGTGATTTCGAGTTCTTTGAGGAATCCTTTAAGGAAGGGTATTAATTTTTCATGCTTCGCTATCATCACCCCCGTATTGACTATGGGTTTGTCATAATGTTCTGCTAGCTGCTTGTACCCGTAACTCTGTGCACACCATAGTGAGTTGGTAATGCACTGACCTATCTTCAGCCTCTCAGCGAAGAAAAACACATCATGAAACTTCCTGCCCATAAAAGGGTCGGATTGAAAGTACACATCACTCACATCACTGAATAGTATATGTTTGTATTTCTCTTTCAAATAGAACTTGACGTGCAAGTACAATATGATGTATTTCAGATTGAATGGGGATAGGTTTTTCTGTACGTTATGTGTCTCGATATAAGACGCGTATGGTATTAGATTGGCTTCAGGGTATTTCTTCTTGAGCCCCTCTATTAGTTCATCACCCATCTTGTCATACAGAACGGTTACGTCGTTGCGGGTTTTCAATGCTGACTTGATAAAGACTTCTATTGATCTACATTCAGTGTATCCCGACATAAGGGATATTATTAGATTACTCATTTGGATAAACTTTATTGGCGTAATTAGTGTGCATTGTTTTTAGTGATTCGACAAAGTCAGTCTCTGACGTTGCAGGTACTTGCATTGGCTGGAAGCCGTGCTTATGCTGGAACCACGCGCATGCGTTTCCTAGTCTCTGCATAAACTCTTGTTGGTCTTTTCTGATTTCACTTCCCTTGTGATCCTCTTCTATGTCACCAATATATTCCCAGCTGTTGTGGATATCGGCGAACCACCAGAAAGGCGGGTGTGCTCCTGCTTGTATGATTTTGTATGTGTGGTCTACGTGTTCCATTGCGTTGTGGTATTTCTCATCCATGTAACCAACATTCTTGATAACGGATCTGAGATAGTAACTGCAGGCCCCTAATATGTTCTGATAGAAGTCTACTGTTTCGTTCTCGTATTGAACCGCCTTCTTCACTAGGAATTGTCCTGTGTGGGGTGCTTTGTTGTGATACCCATGGCAACCGAAATTCAAATGCCATATACCGGAGTCCTGTGCTGTCTTGATGTACTGCTCGAACACATCCGGCTTCTTCATGAATATGTCATCTTCGACAAGGAATATATGATCGCACTTGTCTTGGACCAGGAATCTCAACAGTTCGTTTTTAGAAACACCAACACTCTTGTTCTTTGTGTGTTGGATGACTTCTTTGACGTTTGATGGGTATGCGTCTGGGAAGTAAGCTTCGCCGTCATTCACTACTACTAAGGTATCTACTTCAGGCAACGATGCTATGCATTGCTTGAAAAAGCTCTCACGGTTACAGGTAACCACCCCTACGCCAATCTTGTTATTCATTATTTTTTCTCCATGCAGAAATCATATGCTTCTGAAAGATAATTAATCAATTCGTCCTTGTTTTCAACCTCTTCAAATTCGTTCACAAACACTGTCATGTCACCTTTGATATCTATACCATCGAATGAAATATCCGTATCTGTTGATATGATGTTTCTGGATATGTATTGATTGTCGGGTTTAACTGATATGGGCTTCAGTGCATGAATTTTACTCACCAGCGCGTCTACTGTTGACTGATCTATTTCTGTGTCAATCACCAGGCTGATTATATTGCCCTCAAATTCTTTTTTGATCGTTGGTGTGATCTTACCCACTGCCAGGATTTCTGATAGGTTTATCCTTATATGTCTCGGCGAGAATTCGTTGGGTATGAACTCCATTGTATCGTCATGCAGGTCTAGTACAAAATATCCCTTGGCGTCGCCAGCTTCACCCCAGCTTTGTTGATAGGGTGATCCTATGTAGATGACTTTACCTTTTTTGTAATCTCTCTCTTCGGTTCCATGAAAATGCCCAGAGAGAACCAAGGGAGCTTTATCCAACAACTCTTGTGCATTATACCCATTGGAACATATATGCCCACCGTTCATTTTGAATGTGTTGATTTCAAAATGCCCCAGCATTATATCTGATTTGGGTATGTCTACCATCTCGGTACTCCAAGGGCAGAACGTCAGTGTTTTTCCGAACTGATTAATAGTGACAGGAGTGTCTATGATTTCCATATTACTCCAGTCATTCAGTGTCCCCAGAGAATGCACATCTGTTCGCTTATTGTAGTAACAGTCGTGATTGCCTGTTATAGCAATGATGTTAAAATCCTCCAGCACTTTGAAAAATTTATAGAGTATATGGAGAGTAGTGACTGCTACTTCATTTCGATTGTCTATGATGTCACCGAGTATGAGTATATCCTGTATGCCTCGATTATGTAGATCGGTTTTAAGCCATTCAGCATAATCAAGACATATGTCGTGCCATGTTTTGTTTGCCTGGTGCAAGCCGAGGTGTAGGTCGGCTATTACTGCAACTGTATTTTTATGTATCTTCATGTACAGAGTCTTCGTTATTACTTGTATTTTTGCCTGCGTGCGCTTCGATTCCTTCGTCTATCAATTCATTATAAACGTCATCACGATAATTTGCAAGGGTATCACGAATTCTTTTTTCTTTTTTGATCCTATTACAGAATGCATTGAATGCTATTTTAGTGAAGTATGAAAAGGGATTCCCCTTATCTGGATCGAATTTATGAGCTGTCAGTGCCTCTACCATTCTGATTACTGCGTCTCCTACCATGTCCTCTCTGTAAGTGTAGTTGATGAAGTTAGGTGCAAATGCTAATCTGTTGGCGATCTTGTAGATGGATTCCGCCACACCATCTTCAAAATTGTTGGTGTTATAGTACGTGATTATCTGCTCTTTGAATACTTCAGGGTCTATGTAATGTAATTTTATTTGTTCGTTTACCGTGACTGCCTGCATGGGGCTAGTAACAAAAAAACCATCGTCTGTATATACGGACGCCTGAATGGTCAGTGTGAGCTCGTTGGTCTTTTTATATCTACACTCGATAGGATGTCCTATCAACTCCTGCTTGCGGTTGGTAAACGTTTTGTGTTTGTTTCCGTTACCGAAATCCCACGTTACCTTTTTCACTAACGGTGTGGTGTCAAATGATGTAATGGTAAATGTTGCTGTGGTTGGTGTATGTATCTCTTCAATCCCCTGCAACCAATCTGTCTCGTCTATTTTTACTCTAATGAGAAATGGGCTATTCTGTGATGTACTTTGTTTCATAATCTATCTGTTCTCCATCGTAATATTTCAACCTTTCTTGTAGGTGTTTTTCCCCGTAATGGGTAGCGTCTGTTATATCTATAATGATTAGACGCTCTTTCTGTTCATGTAGGCGCAAGCCTCTGCCTATACTCTGTACGAGTGTGACTTTAGCTTTTCCTCCTTGTGCGAATACAACGTAATGTAGGTTCTTGATATTAATGCCGGTTGAGAATATACGTGACATGGCTATACATATGATGTCATTCTCTTCTTCCATTATTGCTCTTATTTCTTCACGGTCATCCATTGCGACGGCACCTTCAATGAAGTATATTTTTTTGTCTGTGGCATCTACTAGGTGCTCGAGGATAGCGTGACCGTGTTCAAGGCGGTCTACGAGTATAAGGGCGTTTTTGTCGAAATTGGATCCGATGGTAGATATAACTTTGTGTCTGAATTCGTTATGGTATAGGAAGCTGCATTCCTCTTCATATGCTTTTGTGGGATTGTTGCGATCAATCTTCAGCTCCGGTGGATTTTTATATTCAATGTGAATTATACGAATCTCCGCTTGTGCGATGTAACCCATCTCTCTCAGTGCAGCCGAGTCTACGTCGATCAGTATCGGTCCTATTTGACCCATGACATTCCATTGGTCTAAGGGGCTTTGTGGTAGTGTGCCAGTAAATCCAAACTTGTGTCTTGTGGGAAAGGCAGACACTACCTTGTTGAACACATTATCTTTCCGCAATCCATGGACTTCATCGATCAGAACTAAATCGACATCCTTCAGTTGGTCTAATAAATACTTACGCTTAGTTGTCCATTCTTTTTTTCTTTTCTTTTCTTTTTTCGCATATTCACTTAAGTATTCTTTGTACGCTGCCTTTTCGGCATTCGCATCTTCAAATTCTTCATCTGTTTTGGATTTCCATTTGAGCTGGGTTTTGGGTTTCAATTCACTAAAGACGGCTATGTTGGCACGTAATGTTTCCACACCGGCTAACATTATCGGTGTCTTCTCAAATTCATTCTTCCCTCCCCACATAGAGAGTCCCTTTAACCCGTACTCCGCATATTCTTTGTATGTCTGTGTTAATAGGCTCGCAGGGAGTATGACTAGTGTAGTGAATGCCATTTCATTATTGCGTACGGTTTCGATCAGGGAGGCCATTAGAAGTGTCTTACCCCCTGCGGTGCCTACTATGCATATCCCGTAGCCCATGTGTATACAACGCTTTACCGCGCTCTCTTGATATGGTCTTAGGGGTAAAGAGAGATCTACTAGCTCATAGTCGTAACTCCATGAGTATGTTTGCACTAATTGTTGTATCAGTGGTTCTGTTGTTATTACTTCATAGTCAATGATCTTGTTGCTTTCGAGGATCTTTTTGATTTCGAAGTACATTCCTATGCTGAAGCGACCTGTGTTGGTGATAGGACTGAAGAAGTCGGGGTTGTTCCATGACGCCCCTTTTCGTTTCATCAGTTCCTTTTTCTCGTTAGGTATAGAGATTTCGGCCCGGATGTTCTCAAGGAAATCCGATACTAAGATCGCTTTTTTGTATTTCGTGTCCCAATCTAATATTACTTTTGCCATGTTATGTTAACTCGAGTTTTTTGATATCTACTAGATTTTTGATATCGTATGTAGTGCTGTGGCATATCCTTTCTACTTTTTCAAGGTATTCGATAATGATATCGCACTCATTGATTTTGTTGTTAATTTTTATTATGGCCGGGTGATTCTGTGCTTGGCGCTTCAATGCTAAGTCTGACATGATCACTTTATTCTCGGCCTTGTTCTTATCTATTACCGCAGTAACTGCTTCTTCTTTCAATTCTTTGAGTTTATTCAGTTCAATCTTGGACTCGATTAATCTGGAGACCCATTTGTGTTTAGTCCCGGGTAACCCCATCTGCACGTCCTTCATATTGAAATCGGTGAGATCCAATTCGGATTCAAGTTCTGCCCTGTATTTGTTAAAGAGACTGGTATCCATAGTTATTTCCTCTGTTAATAGAATAAATAGTTATAATGAAAAGTCAAGAGAGAAAAATCAATTACGCTAAAGGCCTGAGAATGATCAAAGAAATGAATGTTGCCGGTGGACCTGGGAACACATTTGGATACGGTGGAGCCGGTGGTGGTATAGGCACCCATGGTGGATCTGTTGGGAATGATGCAGATGCATGGAAAAACACATACACAAACGTGCCAATCCATTACTTGCACGGTGATGGCAAGAAGAAAACCAAGAAAAAGAAGAAGGGTGATAAGAAGGAAAAGGGCGGCATGCATGTGTATCGTCGCGCATTCGCTGAGACCATGTCCGAATCATTGGAATCAGATCATACTTTGAATTGTCTCCTCTACACTGAAAATAATGACTACCTGACCGTCATGGTTGATATACTTGAGAAGCTATCGATCACCCATGAGAAAGACGAGCATTCTGTTTTATTCGAAGGTGCTGATGCATTTCTCAACACTGTAGTGACTCATATGAGCAAAGTGTTAACAACGGAGCCGTTTGAGCAGGGTGAGATTGTATCTTTCATAGGGGAGATGTGTGGTGATGAGTGATTTCGGACATTGGAATAGCACAGAGGCGGTCCCCGAGGATGCACTTGGATTCATTTATCAGATCACGAATCTAGTAAGCGGTAGACGGTATATAGGCAAGAAGCAGATGAAGTCTGTGAAGAAGTTGCCTCCATTAAAGGGTAAGAAGAACAAACGCCACAAGACGGTTGATACGGATTGGAGAACATATACTAGTAGTTCAAATGAATTGAATGCTGATATTGTGAGTATAGGTAAAGACAAGTTCCAGTTTGACATAATACGTTTCTGTGGAAGCAAATCACAATTGGCATATTACGAAGCGAAGGCGCAATTCGATCAAGACGTATTGCTCAGTGAAGATTTTTACAATGGTATAATTAATTGTAGAATCGGTCGAATCAGAATCTAACGGAGAAAATAATGGCAAACATAGTAGGAACAAACAGACAGAGCAAGTGTTTATATTGCAACTCATCATCGTATGGTAGGGGTTGTCCCTATTCACCTCACAAGCTTCATATACATATAGATGATCCTCAGAGATGCATTTACTGTTCTTCACATAGTGTTGGATCGGGGTGTCCGTATAACCCATTCAGTAAGATACATGTGAGAGGTGTTGAATTTAATAATATGCTGAAGGAAAACGTATTTAACACATTT